CCACCAACTAAGTATTTTATAGTCAATGTTTTATTTACAGGTGCAATTCCAAATGTGTTTGTTTTTAAGAAATTGGATGGGTCTATACCTTGATTTAATCTTTGGATAGAATTGGCCAATCCTAATCCTACATTTTTTGGATTTGGTAAAATGATTTCATCATTCATAGTAACATCACCACTTCCAAATTCTAAATCCAATGTATTGTCGGAATTTACTTTAACGGAAAATCTACGAGGAACTTTTTGAACTTCCAAAATATAAGGTACAATTGATGATGATGTATATAAGTCACTATTTGATTCGGTATTTGGTTTTTCAACAAAAATACTTTCTTGTGCTAAATAAGGTACTTCGTAATATTTTAAATTATCTTGGTCTGCAACTGATGTTATACCAATTATATTAGTATCACTCAATGTTGTTGTAGGATAATCCGTTGAATCTCCAAATGTCTTAGTAGTAGTTACTTCCTGTGCAGATATTGCTTTAATTCTTTTTGTTAATAGATAAAAAGTTGGATTGCCGGTTACATCTCTTTCAAATACATCAATTTCTCTATCATTTGTATTTGAAAAATCCAAAGAATCTGTTGTTCTAAATACCATATTTGAATTAGAGGTAGATGCAACTTCCATCCCATCTTTTATTCTCAAACAATAACTTTCGTCTGGAACAACACTTGAACCTGAATTTTTAGACGGAATCAATTGATATACCGTCAATGTTGTTACTGCAGGTGATGATGTTTTTGGTTTATATCCCATTGTTTGTGCCAATGCAACAACATTTTTTCTTTCCGTTGCATTTGCCAACATTGATTCTTTTAATTGAACATCTTGATAGAAAGATAATACATCTCCTATAACAGCAGCTTGTTCCAAAAACACCATACCAGGTGATGCTTCATTGAAATCGGAATATGTGTTTGGAAAATATGTTTTAGTATAATCAATTAGGTTTTGTTTTAAAGTATTAAAATCTTTACCTAAATAATTTATATTTTTTTCACTTCCCCAACTTTTCTTAACAGGTTTAATAGCCATTTATTAATTATTTATACTAACATTTAGTGTTTCGGTTAATGATGGATTTGACTTTAATGAAAATTTTACTTCTAAAGTAATTCTATTTGCATCTATATCATTTTCATCATAATCAAATATTATATTATCTACATTTATATAAGGTAACCAAATATTTACTGCATCTAATATAGAATTTTCAATATCAGTTGCAATAGATTCTTCTACAATTTGTTCAAAGATTAAATTGTGAATATCACAACCAAAGTCAGGTTGCATTTCTCTTTCACCCTTTTTAGTTAGTATTAAATTTACTAAATTATCTTTTGCCTGTGTTAGAGTAGTGTAATTAACGGCAAATATACCATTAGAATTGGATTTTCTACCGAAACCAACCCCTAATGATTTATAATCGTTTTCCGCTAAATCATTTACATTAATTCTACCTAACTCTATGGCCATTTATTAAAATCTTTTAACTAATTCTGAATAATTTCTCGTCAATGCTTTTATAGTTGCATCTTGTAATCCATCACCGGTTGATTCAAAGTTTGGAACATTTGATGGTACATTTACCTCTCTAAAATCCATTGTTTCCCACTCACTTTCATCAACTCTTAATTCTGGTTTAATCATATCCAATACACTTCCAACCGCTTGAGCTCCCTCTTTTCTTTGTTCTGCAGTAAATGGTTGTGTCATATTCAAAATCTCATTTATCATTGGGTCTTTTGAAAATTCCCTTGCAGGTTTTTGTGTTTGTTGAATTGATTGTTGTTTTTTAATAGGTGCAACTGGAACCTCCGTCATCTCTCTTAAAGATGGTGTTGATTTATTTTGTGAGTTTAATGTAACTGCACCAGATTTGATAAGCTTAGTTATTTCCTCTTTAACTTGTTGCTTAACTTCGTTTTTAACAACTTCTTTAATTAAAGTTAGTAAAATTTCTGATTTCATAATAATTGTTTATATATGTTTAGTAATAAATATTTGATTTAATAATTTATCCAACATTCGGTATAGTTGGTGTTTTAATGTCTGCATTAACCTCAGGCATCTTTATGTCTATGTTTGGTAACGATATTGTTAATAATGATGCCAAATCGGTCACACTTATATTTGGCAATTGTGGTAACTCCGGAAATTGTGGTAATTCTATACTACCTAAATCAACTTCGGGGAATTCAACCGTAGATGGAAAATCAGGAACCGGTGGGCCCATTTTAACTTGATATCCATTATAATTTATAATTGCAGGTGCCGGTGGAGTTGGAGGTGTGTATTGTGCCGTAACTACCATATTTCCACCCACATTTAATAAATGTAATTGTGCCAAAGATAAAAATGGGTCAAGCATTACATTCGTTTTTGTACTGAAAATAAAACTTGGTGGAGTAAAACTAATAAATGGTGGGTCTGGTATTAACCCCTTTATCTTATCTTCCGCCAATGCTCTAATCTCTTCTTCAGTGGGAGTTTTATCTTTAATTTGTTTTTCCAATTCTTCTTTCGTTGGAAGTTTCGGTAATTGAATTTGCAAATCTATATCAGGAACTAAACCATTTATCGTATCTTTTACAAATTTTTTAATTTCTTTTAAGTTTGGTTTTGGTTTTGGAATGGAATCTAAAATTGCAACAACTGCTTGAACATATTGATATATTGGTTGTAATATAATATCTTCAATTGGAGGAATGATTTGTTTTTTAACTTCTTCGATTGCCTGTTCTAATAATTTTTCTTTAGTTTCTTCTATTATTTTTTTTCTATCTGGTAATTTTGGAAATTCAAATTTTAATGCCTTTTTAATTTGTTTTCCAATTGCTGATTTTTTCTTTTTTGCTTCTTTTAATTTCTTTATTATTTCTACTGCACCCTTAACTATTGGGTTATTTTTTATATCCGGTGCAACAACTTCTTTATTTATTATCTTTTGTGCAGTTTCATATACAGGAATTGCAATCGGTGGTAAAGGTGGAACGGATGGTAAAGTAATTGTTTGTTTTTTTAATTCGTCCTCTAAAATTTTTAATGCTTCCACTTCAGCTTTATGTGCTGCAGTAGTTGCAGCTAACGTAATTGGGTCTGGCCCTATGTTTTGAATAGCTCCAGGTGCAGGTGGAGTTGATGGCCATCCTAATGGTTTTATTAAAGGATTTGGCAATGGTGACATTTCTGCACCTAACCAGTATGCATCAAATGCAGATGGGTATAATTCTTGTAATACATTGAAATTACTACCTACACTATCTGTTCCTTTTTTTAATGCAATTTTTATAGCATCTGCCATGCCTTTAACATTACCATTGATAACATTAACTCCGTATAATAAATCCCCACCACTTTTAATTGCCTTATCATATTCATTTGCATAAAATTCAGCAAATGCATCAGGATCAGCTTTAAATTGACCAGTAAGCATTGCAGTTAATACATTCAATTTAAAAATTGCCCACATATTACTTACTTAAAAAGTTTCTAGATGATTGTATCTTAGATAGTCTTTGTTTAATTGATGTGAATATTGCCGAATTATGTGGGCCTGCACCGGTTGGGCCGACACCTGTTGCAAATACCATTTTATTTATGGCATCTAACATTTCACTCATCAAATCAATCAATTCACCCGATAGTACCATTCTTTGAACTTCGGAACCGGCACCACCTGGATTTCCAACTTTACCAATGTAAACAACTCCGGATGCATCACTATTTAATACTATATTTTTATTGGTATGGATTACAATGTCACTATCGGAATGTGCATATATTTCTTTTGCAGAATCTATACTATATCTACCATCGGTTATAACTCCAGTATTTCCTTTTCCAAATATAATAAACTCACTTGCCTTTGCAGACAATACTATTCTATCGGAATTTACGAATAATTGGTTACCTGTTAGTTTTTCTGAATTAGGATATTCTCTAAAAGCTATTTTGGTTTTATTTATATTTTCTTTAAATGGTACTTTAATTTTATTAGATGTAAAATATACGGATGTACCATCACCATTGATATCTTCGTCTATTAGTGTTCCTATTTTTGAATTGTCAAGTTGTGGATTTTGTTTATTTCTTATAAAAATACCAGGAGATGAAGTTTTACCATCCTCAGTTAAAAAAAATTCACTAAATCTAATAGTATTACCAACTCTACCACTTATGATAGTGTCTCCATTTCTTGGTTTTAAGAATTTAATCTTTTCATTTACTTTATATCGTTTCTCATCCGATTTTTTAGGTGTTCCTGTCTGACCTGTGGAACCAGTTTTTGTTTCTGTATAGTTTTTGTTTTTACCTTCAGAATTTCCAGTAGATACATTTTTCTCTCTACCAATTTCGGAAACTAATAATGACTCTCTAAAATTCGGATATTGTGTTGCAGAATATGGTAACCAATAATGTGAATTTTGAATGTTTAATATTAATACAGTTTCACCTATTAGTGGATATGTTATATTATTTTTGTCAAATGGAAATGCATAGTCTTCTTTGTTAATAAAACTTTCTCTCCTATACTCTATTGCACCTAAAAATCTAACATCAGTATCCGTAAAGTCATTATTATCATTATATACTGGTACTAATTTTTTCTCTAAATCATTTTTTATAGATTTATCCGATTCAGTATAAACTCTGTATACGGTTGCTAGATAAGTTTCACCAATCATTATAATTTAGTTTTAATTTCTTCAATTTCAATTTGAATATCCGTTAATTTCTCTTTATTTTTTTCTTCTACTTGATTTATCGTATCTTCCATATCTGCAAGTAATTGTTCTTTTTCATGTTCACTTAACCAACCATCTTCACCGATGCCTTTAGCTTCGGCAGCTGCAAGTCTTTGTGCAATAGTTGCAAGTTTAATTAAGTGGTCATCATTCTTAACCGATACCTCAATCAAATCTTTTATGATTGGTGCAATTACCGTTGCCTCACCTACATTACGAATTAATTTTCTCAAAGATTCAATTAATTCAGAAATGTTTTTCTTTTTATTTTGTTGATTTTCGTATATATCTTTAAATAATGATGATAAATTTTTACCATCAAATAATTGAAATTCGTTTGCCATTTTATATGTTTATGTACTAATAATTATTTACTTATTAAAAACTTACCCAAAATCAAGTAATCCATATCACAATTATGAAATGTCCAAATTGCTTTTTGTGGGTCATTTGTCATTGTGTGGTCTTTTAAGTTAAATGATGTATTTAATAAAATAGGTGTTCCTGTTAGTTTTTCGAACTCCTTTAATAAGTCATAGTAAAGTGGGTTATCTTCTCTTTTAAGTGTCTGTATCCTTGCCGAATTGTCAACATGGGTTACTGATGGAATGTTTACTCCATTTTTAACTTTGACAACCTGATTCATATAAGGAACATCTTCTTCTGATAGAAAATACTTTTGATAATCTTCAATTGTAACCGATGGTGCAAACGGCCTAAACATCTCTCTCTTTTTGACAACCTTATTAATTCTATCTCTAATATCCGGCAAATGTGGATTACCCAATATAGAACGATTACCCAATGCTCTTGCACCAAATTCAGTTCTACCTTGAAACCAACCTATAATGTTACCTTCATCAATTAATTTTGCAACCGATTTACACAACATCTCATTGGTATCGAACATTTCAACTTTACTTCTATTGTTTTGCAATATGATTTTAAGTAATTCAGTACTATTCCATTCTTCACCTAAATATGGAGATTGATTATCACCACCTTTTACTTTTGGATTGCCTAATACAATATGATGTTGATATAAACATGCACCAATTGCAGAACCCGAATCTGATGGTGCAAATGGAATCCAAACATTTTTGATATTTGTATGTTTTTTTATTTTACCATTAGCAGTTCCGTTATATGCACATCCACCACCTAATACTAAATTTTCACATTCCCAAATATTAGTAATTCTATTGATAATGAAATATAATGCACTTTCATACCACTTTTGTAATGCGGCAGCTAGGTCTTTATGATGTTGTTCAATTGGTTCATCTTTAAATCTTGGTGGAAATCCAATTAAATCAATAAGTTTTTCATTAAACATATCATTATCCGATGTGTGCCATGTAAAGTAAGACATATCCATTTTTACAATATCAAATTCACCACCTATTGTTACAACTTTATCAAATACACTATGATATCTAGCATCATCACCATATGGAGCCAGTCCCATCACTTTATATTCACCTTCGTTTGGTTTAAATCCTAAATACGCCGTAAATGCCGAATAAATCAACCCCAAAGAATGTGGAAATTGTAATGTTTGTATTTTATGAAACCCTTTACTATCACACATTGTGGCGTATACCGAATGTCTTTCACCAACTCCGTCAATTGACAAACCTATTGTTGTATCAAATGGTGATGTATAATATGAAAGTGCTAAATGTGATAAATGATGATGTGTATAGGTAATAATTCCTTCATATCCAATAGATTTCAATATTTTTTTTAAATTACCTTCGGTTTCATTCCATCTTTTATTAAACTTTCTCCACTTCATTGGGTATCTTAAACCACCCCACTTTCCTATTGTTTCTTTAACTCTTTCATACTTATCATTTGGGTTTTCATACCAACAAACCATATCAATTTCATCAATTGTTATTTTTGTATATTCTAAACACCATTGAATTGCTTTAAATGGAAAAGAACTATCGTGTTTAATTCCTGATAGTTTCTCCTCTTCGATTGCACATATAACTTTACCATCTATAACAATTGTAGCTGCTGAATCGTGGTAAAATCCTGATAAACCTAATTGTATCATACTTAAATTTTTATATCACCATATTTGTCATATTCATTATATAGTTCCATTTGCCTTTCTTTCATTTTGTTGACAACTTTGGTTATATAATGTGTAGGGTGTCCTGTCATTTCTCTAATAAGTAAATATAATGATTTTTTATTAAAGTTTTCAATAAATTCAGCTCTACGGAATAATTCTAATACTGAGTCTGCAATCTGTAAATCTCTTTTCTTTGGAAAATAATTCTCCAAATGTTTATCCCAATATTGTAACATTCTAACATTAAAAGTTCTAAATTCGTCATTTCTTTCCTCCTCTCTAAAGTTATTTTCAGTATCAAATGATTCAGGTAAACCAGACATTATATCCGTATCTTTATATCTTTTGTAATTTGCATTATTATTTAAAATAAGATAGTTTCTTGCAACAATAGTAAAATAAGAGAATGCTTTACCTTTACCACTCTTATACATGTGTATTTTTTCAATCATAAATGTAACAACCTCTGCCATTACATCTTTTGGGTCATCATCAAAATAAGTAAATTTCCATTTATTATAAACTATTTCTGCAAGTTTGTCAAATGCAGATGCAATTCTTTCTCTATATAATTTATCTTTAATATATTGGTCATCGGTTAGATTATATTCAATAATAGCATCTTCCGTATCTTTTGTAAAATATTGACGATTCGGCCCCCTTTTCTTTCTAATTGGCATTTTGTTGTGTTTTGAATTTTTCGATGGTTTCTTTTATTTGATAAAATATAGAACCTACTTCATCGTCCTTCTCAAACATTTCACGAGAATCGATTTCTCTTAATGCCTCCAGTAATGCTTCGTTTCTTTCTAATTCCGTTTGTAAAAATACATCATTATCTTCGATGATATCTTCGTATTTTTCTAATTTTTGTAAAAGATTATAAATTACAAATAATGATGCAACTACTAATACTGATAATATTGTGATTATTGTGTATAACATAATTAAACGATTTCGTATCCTTGTAAAAAATATTTGTTTGCATTTTTGTATTTGATTTCAACCATTTCACCTTGTGGAGATTTCATTACAATTTTATCGTTTCTACCATAACTAACTCTTTTGACAACCTGTGTATTATAAACTCTATCTTTGATTGTAAATCCGTCTAAATGGTCAATTTCGTGTTGAACTATAACTGTCATCATAGTTTCCTTAGATACTGACTTATTTTGTTCATCACCTTCTGGATTAATTTCAAATGTTAATTCACCCAAATTATCCGTAGCTATAACAACTTTAGAAGCTCTAATTGTTTTGATTGGAGACCTTAATGTTGATGGTATAGATAAACAACCTTCAAAGAATAAAAATCCTTCTTTTGACTTTTCTTTAATTATTGGATTTACTAAGAATAATTCTTCATCACCAAGCTGGATTAAACATGCTCTTTTTTTAATTCCAATTTGTGTTGCAGAAATTCCCAATCCTGGATGTTTTACCAAAGCTTCACTTAATTGTAATCTTAATTCATCATATTCTTGTTGTGTAATTTCTGTTTTAGGAGTCGGTGTTTTAAGATACTCCGTAAACTCTTTTGTTGTTAGTCCATTAGAACCTTTGTCAACTATTAATTTCATATTTTATTTTTTTAATCCGTATTTTATCCACTTATACCAAACTCTTTCGTGAATGTAATATTGAATGGGTTTATAAATCAATTCTGCTACTCCAAATGTTGCACCTATTTTAATATCACCACTTACCCACCACATTATACCAAATCCAATTAAAGTTGATACAATACGATATGAAATGGTTTTGGCAATATGTCTTTTACGCTCTACTACCATCTTCTTTATCTATGTTATAAATAATTACATCACCATTTGAGTCAATGTATTTTTGTCTAATTGCAGTTCCACTAATTTTTTCTATTTCTTTTGGGGGTTCGTGATATATAACCTCATATCCAACACCTCTACCATAGTTTACACTTTCAATGTCTGGAATAATCGATAACAATATTTTATCCCAATTGTTTGTAAAAAATGGTTCTTTTTGTAATTCTTGTAATACTTCTTGTGCTGATTTAGGATTATTTTCATCCTTTTGTACATCTCTAATTGCAACCCAACAATTTTTTCCGTTTTCTAATTGTTGATTGATTAACCACTCATGTCCTTTGTGCCATGTTTGCCATCTTCCGATGAATAATGCATATTTTTTCATAAATTATAATTTCGTATTTCTAATATACGAAAATAATTCTAATTTACCAAATATTAATAAGTTTTAATATT